CCAACATTTAACCGTAATGGTCCACCCTTTTGTAAAGAAAGGGATAAACTTCAAGCCCTGGTTAAGACCAGGGGCCTAGGTCACGCCATTCCCATGTGTGACCTCGTGCTACCTTGGGGTAGGTCCTCCCCCTTGGACTGACAAATCCAAGAAGGGGTTCCGGAGAACCAATGGCAGACAGCACGCTGGTATAACCCGCGTGACCGTCAGTCATCCTCCGTTTTACGGGAGAACGTCGTAAGCACCTGTAGAACCAACCATCCCAACCTGCATATCTTCCGATTGCAGATGGAGCCGTTGGAGCGGCCTCGTCCCAGTTAGAGACGAGACCACCATCACCATATCCATCGGGGATCATAAGTTCCCGAAAGTAAGGGTGAAGGAGGTTTACAAGTTTGTCGTATACCATCTTGAAGCGTGCATCGCAGGAAGGCCCATCTCTGGGACTCATCTTTGACGCATACCTCCTGATGGCATTAGCCAGCTTGTAAATAGCTTCGACTGATGATATATGTTCCTTCAGGAACAATGGCCGGACCTCGTATCCATGGAAGAAATCTTTCCCGCACGATTCCCTGAAAGGCCCAGAGCGAAAGCTCTTTTGCCCGTTCAGAGAAAAGCCGGCAAAGGTTAGAGTCCTAGATATGTCGTCGTAACTTGATGAAGGGACAATTAAGTCATCTCCATATACTGAAACAACGCCATCAACCTTCTGTACTTCTAAGCACGCTTTGCAGAGTGCCCAGAAAATCAGACTCTCTAGCTCGAACGTATAACCATTTCCCATAGAGGAAAACTTGTTATAACAGATCCAAGTCTGCGTCTTTTGGACGAAGCCTTGTTTCGAACGACAAGAATCTAACAGGTTAAACCATCTTTTCGGCAAAAGGTAACGCACTAGCTCAGTAGAGATAGTGTCGGATGCCCCAGACAAATCGATGGTCGCGAGTAGGTCTGTCAAAGACCCCTCACGAGCTAGTTGCTGATTGATAGTCTGATCATTCAGATTAACACCAGCGACTCGCGCTAAACGCTTTCGTATATAGCTACCGAAACCCTTTTGTAAATAGGAATTTACGTGAGGCTCGATAGCTATTACACGGTGCGTTTTCGCGTTCTTCGGAACAAACACGATCTCGTTTCCTCTTAAAATGCTGAAACTTTCACGCGTTAGCATGATGTCAGCAGAGGGAAAACTGTCACTTTGAAGGTGGCAGTTCACCCAGGAGGGGGTACTGTTTACACAGCACCATCCCATGACGAGGGCGTTCGAAGTAACGTCAAGTTTCATACGAAACTTGTCGTAGATCGTTGTGTTAGAACCTTTAGAAGCAGAAGTTGCTCCTGGTCCCCACCCGAAACCATCTGCTATTCGGTCTAAGTCCGGTCTTCCGAGTACGAGGCCAATTTTCTCCCTTGCAAGACGAAATATCTTGCTCATAAGGGGATCCCAGAGACTGGGATCTTGGGCGTACTGTAGGAACCTTGAATTAGTCCGCTTACAGATGTCTTCACACTCAAAGAATTTTGCCAGGGCAACATCCTCTGGGTTGAAGCTTACGTTGAGGTAAGGATATTTGCTGAGAAACGAAACCACCATGTAATCATCGGCAAAAGCACGATGATCACAATAATGATTAGGATCGCAGCTAAGACCCAATATCTCTTCATGAGCGTTCTCCTTGAAAAGTATTGCACAGGCTAGAGACTTTGGTGAGTCAATAGACTCACAAAGTGTCAAGAAGATCTCCTTCAACACGCTATCGGAGATAGCGCGGCCCGTCGGTTTTAACCGAAGGGCGAGTTCATGATTATTCATGTACTAAGCTTTCTTGGTAGTCCTAAGAAAGCAGGCTAGGAAAGAATCTGTTACCAGATGATTTCCAAGTCCTGCGCCTCGTTGGTGACGATCGCCTCATCGATCAAATCACGGATCATCGACAGAATGTCCTTGCGCTCTTGGAGCGTAGCACGTTCGTTGAAGATCAATTCAATGGTCGCGAGGTTGTTGTACGCCAAAGTCGGTGCAGGCTGAATGCCTGTCGATGTTGACGGAGACGTTTGCTCAAGTGTGGGACAAGTGAGCTTCCAGGAAAATTTGTAGTTCCTGGACTGCGTGGTCGGCACCTTCTGAAGCAAAGTCAACTTGTTCTGGCCAAGCGCCACCGTAGTAACGGTGCGATCTTGGTAAGTCAGAACATCATTGGCCGTGCTTTGAA